CCCCCCCCCCCCCCCCCCCGTTTTGCGGAAGTAGGTACTTAGGGTTTCTAGCGGTAGAAATCAAGTTTCCGTATACCGTTTCTCAAATAACTCAAGTTCGTAGCAGTACACAAGGATATATCACAGTGTAAGTTTTAATGAAATTTTCTGGTTACTTTTGAAAGGAGTAAGAAGGCATGAGCATGAATGTGGTTTGCTTAGACGAGGGAGCATCGAGTTCGAGATACGCGGTGAACAGCGGGGCGGTAAAGGTCTATCCGAACAACGCGCGTTTAATCGAGGAGGACACGGTGGTGAGCCTCGTGCCGAATTCGGACGATGTGCTTGATAATCTTGACATCACGATTACGAAAACGAGTGGGGAGAGTCGTTATTTTCCGCAGAGGGTGCTTCTTGGCAGTTTAGCGGAGCGGTTTAGCCGTTCAAACACTCGCCCGTCTATGAACGCGAATAAGTGCAAGCAGAAGCTAACATATATCACGGTTTTGCTTGGCACGGCGCTTGGATGCTTGGACGCAGGCATTGGCGGTGAGGAAGTGTCGCTTATCATGAATCTGCCGCCTGTAGAGCTTACGGACGACAATGTAAACTATGTTAAGGACGAGCTTCTTGGCGCGTTTAGCGTTAAGTTCCATAAGCTTGAGAAGGAGATTTCGTTTACGATAACGGATGTGGTTGTGAAGCCAGAGGGCGTGTCGGCATCCGTAGCTTTCTTTTACAACAAGGACGCATCGCCTCGGGTAACGATGGCAGACTATTCTACGGGTTATGTGCTTGTGGTGGATATTGGCGCGTCAACCTCGGATTTAGCGCTCTTAAAGGACAAGAAGTTTATCGAGAGAACGGGACAGACCTATAAGCTCGGCGGTAACACGCTTAGAGACAAGGTTAGGTCAAAGATTAAAGAGGTTTCGGGACTTGAGGTAACGGATGAGGCAGTAGAGACTTTGCTTTCGGAGGGCAGACTTCCTTACGGAAACAGTTATCGAGACATGAGTAAGGAGCTGGTAGCCGCAAAGAGAGAGTTTGCGGACGAGCTGTATGACAGCATCGACAGTTACTTTACGACAGTAGGTGTAGGTATTTCGAGTATCAAAGCAGTGTTTGTCTGTGGTGGCGGTTCAATGGAGAGTAGCTACTTTGACGAGAAAGAGAATAAAGAGGTAAAGACCTCTGAACCCGTCAGCAAGTATCTTCTTGAGCGTTTACAGGAGGTCTGTGATAGCGTAGATGTGGTGAGTTATCCAGACGGCAACCCGCGTATGGCAAACATCATCGGGACTATCTTAATCGGCAACGCATATAGGGCTAAGAAGGCGGCAAAGAAAGCGTAATGGCTAAGGGAGGTTGGTATGCTAAAGGCGATAGTAGCCGTAGGTAAGAGTTCTGTAATACGGCTTCGTGACGCAGTAGCCTATCGAGCCATAAGTCCAAGTGAGGTAACGCGCTATCTTGAGAGTTTATCGGGGATTGACATTGTAATTTACGAAGAGCCGAGTAGAGAGACACTAGATAGTATCGGGGGAATAGAAGTTCCGATAGCGGTGCTGGATAGCGCGGGTAACTCGGGGGTCGAAGAGCTGTGCGTAGAGCGTGGATACGCTTATACGCACAGTGTAGCCGACTTGCAGGACGCAATAGAGAGTTTAACGGGGAAGAGCGTAGCGACCCATGTCCGTGACGAGAGAGAAATCGTAGAGGAAGATAGCCTAGACGATGACATTGTAGGGCTGTTCACAGAGGGTGACGCAGAGGATACAGAGGTCACAGAGAAGCGTCACAGCATGAATGCGGGTACGATAAGCAGTGTGCTGAATGTGAATCAGTATACGGCGGGTGACACCGAGGATAGCGACCAAGTAGAGGTGGTTATCACTTCCAAGGCAGGGCTTTCGGCTAACGCGCGAGACGATGAGAGTTTACTGGATAGCGAGGCAGAAGAGGCAGAGGAAGAGGATAGCGGTAACGCAGAGCGGGTAGCCGAGCTTGTAAGCGAGATTGACAGCCTAAAGAGTCAGTTGAGCGCTTCTTACGAGACGATAGAGAGTTTAAGCCGTGAGAGGGAGTCAGTCGAGTCCGAGTATCGCGACATAAAGGCGCGGGTCGAGAAATTGCTTCTTGACACGAAAGTAACCGAGGTCGTTATAGGCGGGACTGGGGTAGAGGATTACGAGCAAAAGATAGCGGATTTAGAGAGTGAGCTTGATAATCTTAGGTTACAGGCGGTCGAGGTCGAAGAGTTAAAGCGTGGGCTAACAGAGCTTACGGAGAAGGTAGCCTTAAAGGAGCGGGAAGAGGTTGCGTTACGGCAGGAGATAGAGACCCTTCGGGATAACAGCGAGGCAGAGGGGCTTAAGGTAGCGGTAGCCGACAGTTTATCGGATAGAGAAACGGTCGCAGAGTTACTTCGGGACGCGGTAGAGGCATTAACGCGGTATGAGAAAGAGGCAGAGAGCCTAAAGAGTAACGCGAGAGAGGCTTCGGAGTATGCGAAGGAGTTAAAGGGTAGTGCGGACGCATTAAGAACCGAGATAAGCACGCTACGGGGAATCGTATCAGAGAAAGAGCATCGACTGGTAGAGCAGGGAGAAGATAGTGAGAGACGGATTTCTGCTTTAACGGCATCGCGGGACAGCCTAAATCGAGAGATAAATCGTCTAAAGGGAGAGCTGTCGGGTAGTAGCAGTTTACGAGAGCGCCTAGAGGCGGCAGAGAGCGCATTAAAGACGCGAGATAGCGAGGTAGCTTCCTTACGGGGACAGTTATCTAGCGGAGTCAAGGAGTTAAACATAAAGTTCCGTTACGGCGGGAGAGCATCACTTGTACCAGTGTTTGGCGGTAGCAGTTCTGGCATTACGGCTACGGCGGTAACAATAGCAAAGCAGTTAAAGGGACGGACGCTTTTAATCGACTTAGACATAGTATCTCCGAAGGTAGACAGTTACCTTGGCGTAAATCCGATAAAGAGCGGGTTAGACATTCAGAATCAGCTACTTCGGACAGGTCTTGGAAGCTATTTAGAGCGAGGGCTAGATTATTTCATAGCAAATAAGCGAGAGATAATCACGAAAATCACGAAGAGGACAGACGGGACAGCGCTAGACTATTTAAGCGGGCTGTATACGAGTGTAAGCGCGGATAAGTTTATCACGAACGACTTAGGTCGGTTACTGGATTATCTAGGCGGGGATTACGACTATATTGTTTGTGATTTAGGCAAGATAGCGGGAAATGAAGTGCAGAATCAGATAATCGGGAGCGTATGTTCTGGAAGCGGAATATCGGTATGCGTATCGCAGAACGATAAGTCGGATGCGCGGAGTTTAGCATTACGGATAAGCGGAATTAGCTTGCGGGGTAAGCTCATGTGGGTGCTAAACTTTGCAAGAAGCCGTGAGATGGACGGAATAACGAGTAAGTGTGTAGGGAAATCGAAGTATGTGTATATGATGTTTGACGCAGAGGGATTTGGAGCGAGGCAGACGCTAGACATGTTAAACGGGAATCGCGAAGCGGTAGCGGAGTTAGTGCGTGAGGTATCGCGGGAGGCGGCAAGATGATAACGAAGGTAAAGCTAGGGGCTACGATAGCGTTTGACTTGGAGCATGAGCGAGACATCGTAGCGTTGCTTGACGATTTACGGCAGAGCCATAAGCTCGGTGAGTATATATCGCATACGATACGGTATGCGGTAGAGCATCAAGAGGATTTTGAGAAAGAGACAAAGGTTTATGCGCGGCTCGGGATGTCGAATCGGAGGAAGGAGTTCTTTGATAAGGCAGAGCAGTCGCTTAGAATCATAGCGGAGCGTGTAAACGAGATATATCGGGTTACGAATAACTTAAAGGCTTTAGCGCAGTTTAACAAGAAGCTCGGGCTACTGGAGCGGGTGGACTCGGCATATATGGCACAGTTTATTGTGCAGAAGCAGATAAACGACCTTTGCAGGATACTGGGGGTCAACAGTTTAGAGAGTAAGTTCGCGTCAAACAAGCTTCACGACATAAATAACGACATAGACAGCGTGATTGAGTTTATCATCACCTACTATGACGGGATAGTGAGTGAGATACGGGAGAGTGTCGAGGAAGCGAAGAGCCGAGAGAGAGTCAGTGCAAGCGATAGCGCGGCAGAGATAGCGGAGTTAAAGGAGCAGTTAAGGCGTTTAACGGAGAGTAGCTACTTAAAGAGCGTAGAGGATACGGCTAAAGAGGCTAAGAGAGAGACAGCCGCAGAGAGCGAGCCAGCCGTAGCGAGTGAGCCGCCCGCAGAGTTTGCAGTAGGCGACAGTGCCGATTTAGCGGGCATAGCGGATTTGGTCGGAGATATATAAGGCGAGAGCGGTAGAGGGGCTTTACGGGGCTTCTCGTAGGTCTGGGGGCGAGAGAGGATAGCATGGACGAGAGGGTAGCATTGGCGTTTAACGAGGACGAGCGGGAGCTGTTAGAGCGGGCGTATGCCGAGGCAGAGGTAAGCGAGGCAGAGCGGGATAGCGAGATGCTAGGGCTTTCGGAGGATAGGCTTTCTGGTAAGCTAAGGGAAAAGCTAGTCCTAGACCTTGCACGGCTACGGGGCTATGGGGAGAGCAGTAGTCTAAAAGAGGATAGCCTTTATAAAGCAGTGACGGGTTTATCGGAACGGGAGCTTCCGATTCCCGAGAGTGTATTTAAGGCGCTAGAGGGAAGGGTAGGTAAGCTTCGTGAACAGGTAATTCGGGAGCTTGAAACGCTCGGGCATTTCTTGCTTGACGATAAGAGCTATTCGCCTGTAATAGACGGTTTTCGGGACGGGATATATACGGCAGGGCTGGATACGGTAGTCCAGTGGTTTGACATCTACATGGTGAGCGTAGAGGCATTTAATTTCTTAACTTCAAACGGGGCTGTAAAGGTAACGGATAGAGTCCCGAATATCGCAGAGAGCGTGTTTCGGGAGCGTTTAATCGTGCGGAGAGCAGACGGTACGGTGCGGCTTGCGACAAAACAAGAGGTTAAGAAGATGCCAGTCGGGGTCGTAAAAGAGAAGATTCGCCTTTTACCAGAGGAGAAAGAGCGTGGTGTTTTGATTTCCGCGTGGGTAACTACGGGAGACAACAAGTATCTAAAGGCAGTGTATCCGAGTATTAAGGTTCGTGGCAAGGGAGTTCCGAATCTTAAAGAGGTTTTAGGCGAGCATTTGCAGGAGATACGGAAGGCTCTTCGGTATATCGTAAGTTACGAGTTTTCGCACGAGGATATACGGGTTTTAATCGACACGCCAAAGGAAGTCGTTTATCTTGACAGCGCAGAGGATGAGCTTCTTGACAACGGGAAGATTATCGAGATGTTAAAGGCGGTAAAGAAGGGTACAGACCCAGACTACGGGTCGGAGTACGAGAAGATAGCGTTTAATATCGCGCGGGACGCTCTGTCTCGTAAGTCGTATTGTTTAACGGAGAAGCAGTCGAAGATAATCGAGAGTGTTTATGAGAAGCTAAAGGGAGCGGGGACAGAGAAGAAGAAAGCGGACAGTGAACAGGTAGCGAAGGCGAAAGAGGTCTTAGAGGAGCTTGATAAGCGGGAGACGCTTTCTGGAAAGACACCGAGTAGTTATGCTATAATGGTTCGGGACATAGCGGGACGCATGGCGAAGGGGCTAAAGTGTTCGGAGAAGCAGATAGCGGTAGTTGATAAGTTTTACGCAGGGATTAAGAAGCGTAAGGACGGAACCACGGCGGTTTCTCAAAGAAAAGAAGAAAGTAAGGAATCGAATAGTGTTCCTAAGAAGAGCGAAGAGAGTAATGTAGGAAATACCGGCTCGGTTTGGGATGTCTATATGAATTTAGACGCGGCATTTGGAGGATAAGAGGAAAGATGGGGTTAGGAATACTGGTGGCGAGGGATGACAACGATAGGTGGTCGTTTATCCTAAGTGATAGGCTTGAAACGCTTAACGGCATTTATGAGACGATGCAGGATAAGAGTAAGCGGGTTATGAGGGTCGTGCCTGTCGGAGATGATGCCGAGTTAGACAGGCTAAGACGGGATAAGGAATATCTAAACGAGTGGCTGAACTACTCAAGATAAGGTCTGACTTTACAGACTACTATGACGCGCCCTGTTCGGCAGAGGGTGATAAGGGTAGTAAAGCGGTTGTATACGACAGGTATCGTATAAACAGGACACGGATAGCGGATTTACAGGAGCTTAGGTTTCTTGGAATCAGAACGCTAGAGATAAAGCCAGTTTCAAAGGTACTGCTAAGTCGTGATGACAGGATTTGCGTTTATACGGATTTGAATGCGCATGGGAGAGAGGGAGTAATTAGCGTAACCTACAACGAAGCAGTAGAGATGTATCACAACAGGCTTTGTAGCACGGTAAACTGGCTCGGGTATGGATATATCTACAAGTATATACAGGTAGGTACACGAAGGTTTTGGATAACGACCGATAGAAGCGGTAATGTGCTTGGGATGCGAGAGATGGAGTCGGGTTACAGCCTAATACAGCTCCCGATATACAGTATAGACTATATAAGTGTAGGCGGGGTGCAGACGGCGGTCGATTTTAACACAGTGCAGAGGTTGTCGGACGCGAGGCTAGAGTTTATATTGCCGTCTGCGGATGTTAGAGCGTTGGTTTACGCTTATTTGACGAGAGGGAAGTAATATATGGCGAAGTTAGACATAGGGCAGGCGGTTTATAAGTTTCTTTCGGACAAGGAGTTCCGTGAGATAGAGGTCAATCGGGAAGAGGATACGAGGTTTGGAAAGATATACTCCTGCGGGATACAGGTATACGAGCATGGGGATTCTTCGGCAATCTTAAAGCGTAACGAGGTATCTGGAGAGATTAGCCACTTTACGGGAGATAAGATAGACTTGAGAGAGGAGTTATCAAAGTATGTAAAGCGTGCTAAAGTAGGAAAGGGAGTTTTAGAGGTTTATGACGACTTTTGTGCGTGCAGAAAGGTATTAGTTCCGTTTAAGCCAAGCCTTCCCGTAGACATAAAGATTTATGTCGAGGAGACTAAGGGGAAAGCCGTCATGCGTAGGGTTCGCGGAAAGATTGCTTCTGTAAAAGCGATTCTTGAGACGGTAGAGACAGGGGGCAAGAAGGTTTTAACTTTCAAGGAGACGCTGGTTTGTGAGTGCGGGGGCAGTTCTACAAAGAGCGGGACGCTAGCCACGGTAGCGATTTACGAGTATGGGAAGCGGTATCATATAACGGTCGGTTTAAGTGTAAAGCCTCCGAGACTCGGGAAAGGCGAGGCGCTAAGTATGACAGAGTTCGGGTATTTTAGACCACTTAAGCTAACGCTCGGGGGTAAAGAGGTTTTGATAGACGGAAACGGTGTATACGATACAGAGTATACTGTTTTAGCCGAGTTTACTCCAAAGGGTCTGGTAAAGACGAGTGAGCTTGTCGGAGAGGACAAGAAGTTTATCGAGGAGCTTGTGAGTTATATTGCGCCGATGCGGAAGTTGATTGCGCCAGCGGGGTCGGTAGAGCCATTTAAGGTAACGCTACTGGATAAGTAAGGGAGTATAGTAGTATGGACGCTATTAATACCAAGAGAGAACAGCTTCATGCGATAGTTGATTTATCCTTTTTCTATCATTTAGTCTATTTTAGACTACAGAGTAGGCGTATTTTCCCGATTTATAGAAAAGTGAACGGAGTGCAGGACAACTTATCCTATCACTATTATCTATCTCATACGGTAGAGGGTATTATCCGCTCGGTAAAAGAGAGGGCTAATAACATAGGTGTAGCTAGTCTTTCTGATGTAACGGTTTCGATAGCGTTTGACAAGAAGAGTGCAAGGAAACTTGAGGATGTGAACTACAAGGCGAAGCGTAGACACACGCTAAGTGAGTTCGACCACTGGAACCAGACTCGTCTTGTGAATTATTTTAGAGATTTAGGGTACGGTTCGTATGTAAAAGAAGGCTTAGAAGCAGACGATTTGATTCACACGCTGTCTAAGAAGTCTCGCGGGAAGTTTAAGCACACTTTTATCTACACAGGTGACAAGGATATGCTGATAAATGTGGACGACATGACAAGCGTGGTGTATGATAATCAGTGGGATGACAAGATTTTGGTGACAACTAGGAATTTTGAAGCTTTCTGCTTAAAGAAGTTTAAGTGCTTAATGCCGTATAACTCGATACTGCTTTATTTATCTACGGTCGGAGATAGAAGTGACGGAATTGCTGGGGTAGAGCAATTCGGTAATGTTTCGTTTAGCAAGTTTATCGAGAGACTTTCACTAGACGGAGTTGATTTCAAGAGGTTATCGGATAAGACCGCAGTAAGAGAGGTTTTAGAGAGGTATTTTAGCGGTGACGCTCTTAAACAAGGGCTTAGTAGCTTAGAGTTAGCGGCTTATCGGGATTCAGAGCTTTCATTAGAGGTTAAGCCGACAACTGCGAGTGAAAGAGAGCGTGGTTATGCTTGGTACGGTATCAAGTATCGTTAAAGGGAGTAGGTATGCAGGATAGGTTAGAGGAAAAGGCGGTAGAGAATCCGTATTACGCAAAGGATACGCTTAGACGGATGAACCGCAAGTTAAAGGTCAACTTAATCATAGACTTTGACGGGCTACTGGATTATTTTGACAGGTTACGGCACGGTAGCCTAGAGAGTAAGATACAGACGGTCGGAAATCGGCATATCAATAACACGCTAAAGTTCTATGTGAGTAAAGAGATAGAGCAGACGATGACGCGCATAAGACAGTCGTGTTGGAAGCGGTTTAAGCGTAAGGTAAACATAACGGTGTCGGTTTGCTTTGATGATAACGATAGCGGTTCAATACTCTCAACAAACTTCCGTGAAGTGCGGAAAGCGCGTATGGATGATAAACTTAGAGAGCGCAGGGAAGAGTTTGTCGAGTATTTTAAGAGCCTAGGCTACGGGGTTTATCAGAAGAGCGGGTTTAACGCAGATGATTTAATCTATTCGATTGTCAAGGATATGGGTTTAATCTTTGATGAGAGCGTGATTCTCACAGATGACGCGAATCTCTGGAGGCTTTGCAGTCGTAATGTTAGGTTTATGTTTCGGTTTCCCGACCTTATGAAGCGAGTATTTGACAATAACCTGTATAGGGCTTGCCTCCGTAGGTATGGCTATCCGATACCGTACAACGCTCTGTTGCTTTATTTCTGTTTATGCGGTGATAAGGCAAGAAAGCTCACGGGAGTGGGTTTTTCAAACGAAGAGTTTTATGTATTTTTAGAGGAAGCGATACGGGACGGAGCGAAAGTCGAGAGTTTAAGCGTTGAGAGTGCGGTTGAAGCAGTATTACGAGATAAGCTAAGCGGGGAAAAGCTTGATAGTGCATTAAAGGTGCTAGAGTCCGAGCGTTACTTCTACACGAAGCTACAGATTTTCAGAGTGGCTTCGCCTTGGGAGAGACGCAAGGAAGTTTATCTTGAGCATGGGTTTGATGATTGCGCTTGCTTTAGAGACTTGTACGCTACAACGCAGTATCTAAAAAGAAAAGAGGAGGAGACTGGGGGATGATTTCAGTAGATGATGCGGGTCTTTCGTATGATGAGTGCCTAGCGCTTGGGTTTCCGAAAGAGGTAGTGAATGGAGCGATATGGACTCTAAATATGGCAATAGGCAAGGGTTTAGGAGCGCTTACGGTAACGAAGGTAAGTGAGATATTGCTTGAGTCGGGGAATCAGAACGCTACGAACGAGAGATTTGTGCAGATGGTAAACTATTTAGTTCGGATTAAGCTGTCTGCGAGGGATATAGAGCTTGCGGATGCGTTTCGGTCGGTAACTGGGAGAAGGAATCAGCTTAGTAGTGGGACGGCTGTTAGGGTATTAGCGTCCCACTATCGTTATATGTATAAGCATTTCGGCTTGTGCGGGGACAAGGCAGGGGATTTGTCAGAGCGCATATCGAATAGTCAGCTTCCAAAGAGCAGTGTTACAGTTTTAGCCGTGAAAGCGATAGTAGACAAGATACCCGCAGACTCAAAGTTTTGTATTTACAACTCAAGTCGGTATTTAGGTGCAGAGCGGTATTATGATGTGCTTAGAGTGGGTAGAGCGGACAGTGACTTAGCTAGTACAAGAAAGCCAGTCTTAACAAAAGAAGAGGTGCAGGGTAGAGGGAATGTAATCTATGTTGCAGAGGGTGTCGGGAAGTTAATGACTGGAAAGATGACGCGGCAGGAGAGTGACGGTACGCTAAGAGACGCGGAGATACAGTATATCCGAATAGATAATAAGTTTGTTAGGCTGTTATCTAGGTATGTTATCGTAGCGTCTACGAGAAAGCCAGCGAGTCAGTGCGGAATGAACGCGGTAATGAGTGCTGGAGGCGGCGTTATCTATGTTTACGCGGTGAGTAAGAACAACTTCGAGAGTAACCGTGTAAATTTGAGGGACGGGTCGCTTAGAGTTTATGCGTATGGGTTTACGCCAAAGCGGTTACTTACAGATTTAGCGAGTGTAACGAACTATATCTATCGGGAGTGTAGCGGAGCTAGGGTAGTTAGTTTCACGCCAGACTATGATTTCAAGGTAGAGTTTTTACCCGTAGTTACGCAAGCGCAGAGTGCAGAGAGCGAGCTGTTAGTGCAATTCGACAGCAAGTATTGAGGAAATAAATCGAGAGAACCCGCAAGAAAAATCGGGTAGACTTATCAGAAATTTAGGTATTAAATGGAGTTAGACCAGTAGGTAAAATTTGCTATACTCTAGCAGTTTTTCAAACTTCAAAGAAAATAATTTTCTTTTAGGTCACGACTAGGCGGGGCTTAGAGATTTTAACAACTCTCTAAAATAGAGGAAATACCGCTATGGAAAATTGGGTAGGACTTAGGGCAAAAATGCCTATACCAGCCACCTAAAAAATTCGCCTCAAAAAGAGGGGGTTTCGGAGTAGGGATTTTCGAGGGGCAGAGGGGGAGCAGTCAAGGGCGGGGAGTCCTCGGCGGCTCCCCTATCGAATATTTGTTCGAGCTAGTAGAGGTTTATACGGCGATTTAGAAATCGCGAAAGGGATGAAGATGTATCGAATCGACAGTAAGGTAGATAAGCCAGACATCGGGTATTTGAGAGCGGCAGTAGAGCGAGCGGTTGTAAAGAGGGGGGTGCGGCTTGACGGGAAGGTGTTTGAGCTTCGGAAGTCGCTAAATTTTGATGTGAATGATAAGCTCCGTATCTTTCGGGGCGAGTATGGACTTGAGAATCCGAACAGCCAGAGACAGCTCTCGGACTGTCTCATGCGGGTTTTAGATAACGAGGCGCTTTCGGTCTTACGGGATAAAGACGGGAAGCTCACGACAAAGAAGGAGTATTTAGAGCGTTTAGCAGACGAGGGAAATCGGTTTGCGCTGGACTTACTAGAGTATCGGTATGTAAAGAAGCGGGTAGAGACGATAGATAGCTTGCTGTTGCAGTGCGATAAGTACGGGTTACTGCATCCGAATATAACTTTAGGCGACACAAATCGCCTAAACTACGAGAAGCCCGCGCTTATGAACATTCAGAAAGACATTTTGTGGGACATCATACGCCCGTATAAGGACGGGGCGAGTTTAATCAGCATAGACATTAAGAATCAAGAGCCTATGATTTTGATAAACTGGCTTGGTATAGAGTCATTGAAGGAAGCGTATCGAAAGTATAACTGTGACTTGTATAGCGGGATTTTCGACTTAGTTTATGGGAGAATGCCGAGTGAGGAAGAGAGAGCGGAGTGTAAGGTAGCTTGGAACGCTTTAACTTACGGGACTTCAAAGAGGGCGCTCAAGGATATGTGCATGTTAATAGACGCAGACGAGATATATTCTTATTTCAACAAGATACCAGAGCTTAAGTCGTATAGAAGTAAATGTTATGCCTATGCAAATAACAAGATTCGGGCTTGCAGGACATATTTCGGAACGCCGCTTCGAGCTACAGCTAGACAGGTCGGGCAGTTAAGTAGACAGTTAATGGACTACCCTGTGCAGGGGACGGGTTCGGACATATTAAGTTTATTGGTAAGACATTTTGAGACAGAAGGTATAGCGGAGGGGCTTAGTTTATATTATACTAGGCATGATGAACTAATCTTGGAGGCGAGTAAAGAGTATATGTCGGGGTTAAGTTCAGAGGAGCTTGAGGGACGGATGCGGGAAATCTTTCAGCATCAAGTAGACGACTGGGAACCCTTCCAGATAGAGGTTAGTGTTTTATGAGTTACTATACCAAGCCTTGTACACGAGCAAGTTTTTCGCGCATATAAATGAATCTGCAAATTAGGAGGAAACAGACATGAAGAATAAGCAGGACACCATCCGTATTTCGGCGCTGTCACTGATGCTAACGCTTGCGGCGGCGGGCGCGACATTTACGATGGGAGAGTTTGACGCATATGCGTCCACGGTAATCAAGATGAACAGGTCGTCTTTAGCGGCGGCGCAGACCCCTGCGGTGGCACAGCCTTCCGCAAACGCGCATTGGGAGTCGTCTGACGGCTACAACTGGAAGTATCGGAGAGCAGACGGTAGCTATGCTACTGGCTGGGTACGCGATGAGGCAACGAACGACTGGTATTACATGGACGCGCAGGGTAACATGAAAACGGGTCTGATAAGTGACGGCGGCTATAGCTATCTCCTGTCGAATCAGCACGATGGAAGATACGGTCACATGATTCGGAACGGCGAGTCGTTTAACGGTCACACGATTAAGGCGTGGACGGCGGGTTCTGGAAATCCCGAGGGCGCTTTAATGGGAGACGCAGAGAACGACAGGGCGATAAGGGACAGCGGTAACTATTATGTCTACAACACAGCATCGGGTACGCTTACCTATGTAGACAGTTTGGGTGGCAGTACTTCGTATAACACGGCGGCGCAGGAGACCCCGAAGCGGATTGAGGATGTGCCGCCCGCAAATGTAGACACCGCGCAGGACGGAGTAGTTATTGGACAGCGGAGCTATTTAGAGGAGATTGCCGATTATCTTAATGACCCGAATAGAGACATTGGGTTTGATTCGAGTGATATACACGGAAGTCTACACTAAGTTTATTTGTAAGAGAGGTTTTTGATGAAGATTGATAAGAAGTTAGTACTCGTTGCATTTCTTGCACTGGCAGTTGCTTTAGGGGCTGTCATGATGGTTACTCGAGGCAAGCATGAGAATAAAAGAAATATGGGAGACGAAGTTGAGACTGCCAGAGATACCGCGTCAGAGACTTTGCCAGCGAACACAGTAGAGAATGGGGACTCTTTTAATACAGATGAGCTTGATACTGGAGTAATAAAGTCAACCGCTGGGCTTGGCATGGGAGCATATAGCGAGAACCCTACTAGTACAGAAGTACCAGAGCCAGAGACCTATGCGGAGACAGACGCGGAGGGTAAAAATCTGACCGAGCCAGTACAGACTGTTCCAACTGTGGAGAAGGGTTTATCCGAGAGTGAGTATGGGAAGATAGCAGAGAGCGTACAACAGCAGAATAACGCTGTTATAAACGACACAAGTTCGGATGGTTCGATAGGTAAGGAAGTGGACGATGCCGTGAGCGCAATTCAAGCCGCAGAGCTTGACGAGTATAATAAAGCAATGAACTCTCCAGAGATGCGGCGCGAGCTTGAGACGGCAGTACTCCCAGACTAATGATTAGGAGTAGATAAGGTATGAAGCTAGGAAAACTGTTTAATAGGGTTTTACCCTTGACGCTTATGCTGACCTTGCTTGCTAGCTTTCCGACTGTAACAGTTCAAGCGGCGGGCAGTTTAGGCGTGAACGCGGCTTCTGGCGGGAGCGTAGGGGCAGGAAACGACCCAAACTATGCGGCAAAGTTCCACGCCTATCCGCAGAACCAAGGTATTAGAATGGCGATTGTGGATAAGGATGGTGAGCGTGTATCCAATGTAGTTGATATTGTAAACTATAAGCCGATTAGTCTATTGAATTACGGCGGTTTTGGCGCTGACTCTGGTGTTGTTACAAATAGATACTCTGGTTCAGAGGCGGCGATTGCAAGTTATACGCAAAAGTTTATGGGCTGGATTGGCTGGAAGAAAGAGGGAAATAAGCGAGATTATTTCACTTACTCTAACGGATTAAAGACCGAACGCTACGGTAGCAATGCTTGGAGTTTAGGCATAGAGTCGGGTGTTCCAGATAGACCTGGCAAGTACGGGGTATCAAAAACAATTATGATACCTAGGACAGCGTTTAATGAAAACCTGTTAGACACAATTAGAAGAGATGCGGCTAAACATGGGAAAACAGTAGCAGAGGCAAAGCTTCGCGGATTGTCAGCAAGGATGACGATACCATCAAGATTAAATGACGACGGAAATTTTTTGCCTGGCGGTAAGTACTTAAAACACGCACTTGCCTACAATATAACTTATATGGACGGGTCAGAGAGTGACTTTAATCTAGCAACTTATATGACCTATATGAGGGTACCAAAGTACGATAACAAGGGAAATATAGCTGGCTCTGATGGTGAATACCTGTTTCAGCTCCTTCCAAATGCTCCTGGCGCCAATAAGATAGGTACAAAAAAGGCAGATGGAAGCCCATACTGGATTTATGACGCGATGATTGAGAATAATTATAGCCTCATCGTTGAGCCAGTTTACTGGTATGTTCCAGAAATAGTAACAACAAACGCAAATAGAATCAATCAGACAGGCACGATTCATGAAAACTATATAGACGCGGTAACTTATGGAACTGCATCTTACATAGCACGATACGCATACGCGGAAATGAAGCTTGCTGGGTATAACGATGACTTAATCCACGACTGCTCCGTTGGACCTGACTGGGGAACGGGTTCACTTGGCATTACGACCATGATGGTCGATAAGGATGATACGAATTTAGGGGTTTATCAGTGCCAAGGGGCGCATACGATAGACTATACGCCTAATTCAAACTTGTGGAGCTTGTATTCGCTAGGCGCTAATAATAACGCGAAGGAGAACGGCTATTCGGTGTTTATTTTTAAGGGTGAGTTCTTTAAGCCGAAAACGCCAGCAACGCACACATTTGACAGTAAGAATTTTGGTAGTGGTAGCGGGAACGGGTATCATAGAGCGCCAGCGCCAGACCCGAATACCGACCCACTAAGCGACCCAACGCAAGACCCGAATCCGAATAAGAAGATAGTAAAGATATATGCTCGGAAGGCGGGTGCAAACTCGTTTATTTACGAGGATACGCAAGTTCGCGTGAATACGGTGTCCCCGATTAAGATAGAGGACGAGGAAGAGTATACGGTCGATAACTGGTTCACATCGAATGTGGATAAGTTCCCGTCAAGCGGAAACGGTTCAGCGGGCGTGAATGACTACGGCGCAATAAAGGGTTCGATTCCGAATAAGCAGACAGGCACAGGTACTACGACAACGAGCCTAGAAGATAACGATGTGCTGTATGTAAGACTGGTTTATGACCCTGTGTGGGTTGTAAAGGTTTATGAGGACGCAGACGGAAATCAGTTAAAGCCGACAACGGTAGAGAAGATAAAGAGAGTGCCGAACTATAACGGCGGCGAGGGCGGGTATATTATTGATAAGACCCGCACAACCGAGGGCGAGCCGTTTAATGGCTTGGACGGTGGAACACCTTGGAGTAGTGTTATAACGAATACGCACGGAAATGACGGTAATAGCGAGGTAATTCCAGTACCAGAGAGTCATCACACGATTTATATTCACTATACGGTGAGTAAAGTCGAGGAGACAGCACCGCTTAAGCTCATGCAGAGTGAGATAGCGCACACTTTTAAGCTGTCAGACCTTGCGGTGGCTAGAGAGATTAAGCACACATGGAACATTCCAGACGAGCATGGAACAATGCCAGAGCGGTCGCATTACGATGATGACGGTGACGAGCATATAGACCACTACGAGTGCCACTGGTATAGCACGATAGTGGACGCGGACTGGGCGTTTAATATCCGAAACAACTTCAACTACGGCGCGACTTCGTTTGTCGGAACGGATGGCGAGTTTAAGACGATAGAGACAGGACGGGTATCGGACGAGGGAAGTTCGAGAGCGCTAGGCTTTGTAGCGAGTAACGGATTAGCGCCGAATATGCAGTTTACGGTGTATCGAGATAAGGCGAAGGACAGGCTGACGGCGTATCCGAATGGGTTAATTAGTGGTTCTTCCAATCATCAGAATAACGAAGGTCTAATCAGTAAGATAGGCGTAGACAATGTGAGCGCAGTTTACGGGGGCGGCAGACTACTGCCAGAGAGTTCCGCGCAGTATGCGTTTAATGACTCGTTTAAGACGCTGTATCAGTATGCGGGAAAGCTAGACCCGATAAGAAAGCGCAGGGTGCAGAATGATAGAGGACACTACCACGGACCAATCGGTTTAACTAGCTACACGGCATCGGAAGTTCCGAATCTCGCATATCTAAACGCGCTGTATAGTAGGGATAACAATGTAATCGCATACGGATTTGTCGGAAACGCGGGTAAGGGCGCGGAGAAGTCAAGTGCTAACGCGGGGGCGTTTGGAATTTTCGGTCAGAACTACAACTTGCATAACAGCTACGCGGCAGACGGCAAGCAGTTTATCGAGTTTTTCCCGTATCACAAGATGTATTTCCAGAAGTCTGACACATACGACCATAGTAGCGCAGGAAATGAGAGTGCGTTTATCACATCGAGTAACACGAGTTCGGTGCTAGACAACTTCTCTGTAGAGACAGGTGTTTATAACTCAAAGGGAAGCGATAACGCATACGGAATCAGCCTAGCTTCGGAGCAGTGGAGTATACATGAGCGTGCGAAGAAGGTACTTGAGGCAAATGGAATTAGACCTGCAACCGAAAACTTATTGCCAGGCGGTGCAACGATAGAACTTAGGTCTGCATCAACGGATAAGGCAAACACGCCAGAGGTTTGGGTAGGATTTAGAACGCTTCAAGTGAGTATACCTGACGAGTTAAAGGCAACTCTAGTCGGGAACGACAAAGATAGCGTAAAGACGACCTCGGTAGCGAAGGCAGACGGCGCGAAGTTCTATAACGACATGGTATCGACATTAGAGAAGTATCAAGTCGAGAAGTGGGTCGATGACGGCATCCGTACAGCAGAGCCAGAGACAAAGGTATCGGGTATCAATCCCGTGCAGTCGTTTGGCGGTAACAACTTGCAGAACGGCGCGGACAGTAAGTATTACTTGAAGGTCGGAAAGACAGACGGTAACGGAGCGCAGATGTCAGTTGTAGATAAGCAGACGGCGACAGCGGGAACGAATACTGGAGTCTTTGAACAGCATGTTTATAGGGTTTATGGCGATTTAACGGGCGATGTGTTGCATAACGGCTTGAGAGTTGTCGTAACGAAGGACGGGCAGGAGATAGCTAGTACGAACATCACGAGCAGTGCAGACACGGGAGACGGTTTGCTTGGAAACAGTGAGGTTCGTAATGTAAACGAGCGAACAAAGTTTGTCACGAACTTCGTGAAGTCTTTAGACAAAGCAAGGGGTAGTGATAGAAACGGAGTTCGTTGGTATTACGAGGCGCAGGACGGAATCGAGGTTGTGGAGACACTGGGCAGGGCGCAACTTGGATTTACGGACGGAAACGGTAAGCCGAATAATCGTTCGGAGGTAGCGGATACGAAGCTGTCTGGAAAGCTTGAGAGCCACGGAGACATAATTTCTGGTGACAAGGATAAGACGAGGACAGTGCAGTATCGAATGAGCGCCGCGCCGATGGGAAGTGACAAAGCGTATTATATCGGTTCGTTTAACGGTGTAGACATAACGGTGAGCGGGCTGAATGACGCATTTAAGAGTCGGCTTTACTACATGAGTAACAATACGGTCATGGATTTGAACTAAGGTGTATCTGGAGGGGGTGGAGTCACGGAAAGGCTTCGCCCCTTTCGTTTTAGGAGATTTAAGGGAAGAGGAGTAGAAATGGGAAATAGAGCGATACGAGTTGTACTTGCCTCTGTACTCATGGCAGTATCGTGCAGTATGTTAGCGTATGCAGAGCCAGTTACGGAGGAGTATGATATAACGGCGGCGAGTCCGATAGAGGTAATAGTGATGTCGGACGATGCGGGGGCAGGGTTTAAGCTGACTTCGCCAAGCGGCGCGGTGTATGACGGCAGTAACTTAGTAGGTCTTGACTTAAAGAGTAATACGGCGTTAGCGCGGAAGTATACGCTAGACGGCAAGGAGACGGGGACATGGAAGTTAGAGTTTGACAACGCGAATAACACGAATGTAGCGTTTATCGCGTCAGCGGATGCAAATGAGTATAAGCTTGGGAAGGACGAGACAGTAGCAGATGACGCGGGTTCAAACTACTTGTATGCGGATATATATGGTTCTTCTGACGGCGGGCTAATCATAAACGCGCATAGGTCTAGGAAAGGTACAGACGATTTAGGTGCATTTCCGTATAAGTATAGCGTAACGCACGAGGGGAAAGAGGTCGCTAGCGGTGACGGTAAAGGAAATACGGATATAGCGGTCAGTTTATCTGGGCTAGAGGGAGTCAGCACAGGAGACTTTAGCGTTACGGTAAAGGTAACGGACGATAGCGGAGAGGTTTATACGCAGGATTCTTCGATATATTATGTCGCAAAGGGAGATACTTCGACAGCGGCGTATAAGGAAGTAGCATTGCAGGGGAATACAGACGGTAGTGCAGGAAGTGCAGTCACAGAGGGCAGTATGAGTGATGATGGAAACACGATAACGGCTACGGATGCGGACGGCAATGTAATCGAGTATAAGAAGCTGGATGGCAAGATGACAGGAAACGGTTCAGACAAGGAAGCACAGTATAGCGAGCGCAACAGCGAGAAAGAGGCAAAGCAAGCTAAGACGATGCGTGTTATAAAGATAGTGTCGGCGGTAGTGCTTCTAATATGCTTAGTACTTGTTCTAGGGACATACAGGGCGCATTTAATGGCAGAGAAAGAGAGAATGCGTGAGATGTTAGAGAGGGAAAAGGCGAGTAAGTATAGCGATAAAGGCAAGGACGAAAAATAAGTAGCGGGCGAGCTAGGGAAAGTTCGCTCGGGTAAACGGGGGTTTTCAACATGAACCTAGAGGATAGAGCATATAGTTTACTGGATGGCATCGAGAGTAAGCTAACGGAAGAGGTTTACGGGTATTATTGCGATAAGGTAGAGGACTGTGACGGGGATAGTGAGAGTTTAACGGCAGTCATAGAAGAGTTAAAGGGAGTATGTGCTAAGGCACATAGCGCGAGTAAGAAGCTCTCTATGAGCGACCTAGGGGGTAGCGCGGGCTTAGAGCGTGGCGCAGGCGAGGATGATTTAAGCTTAGACTTTGGGGACAGCGAAGAGAGCGCAGAGGAAGAGAGCATAATTCCAGAGCCTCCGAAGAGAGAGGAGGGCGCTACGACTACGGGAAAGCGTTTATTTAAGAGCGACCCTGTAGACAGTGTTTATGCGATGCTGGACGGCTGGATAAGTCGGCTTATGGAGAGTAAGGACACGGGAGCAGATAAGTCGCATGGATAAGGCTCTATATAGCGGCTTGGTAACGCCGAGGCTCATACTAACGCGGTATCGAAGCGACTATGCCCGTTATGTAGAAGAGTTTATGCGGCATGGGGATGACTTGCGTGTTATGGGCGGGGGAAGCGTTAAGGGGGAAGAAGTCGAGTCTATAGCGCGTGCCTATGTTCGAGATAATCAAGAGAGTTTCGATAAGCGAAGTAAGGACGGGGTGCGGCTTGCAATCGTGTGTACGGTAACGCGGGAGTTTGTCGGGAATGTGTCGGTGTATCGGAGGGGCGAGTATTTAGAGCTAGGCTTCTGGATAATGCCGTCCTATAGGCGGCGGCATTACGGGGAAGAGGTTGTAAAGTTTCTGTCCGATATGCTTATAGAGAGAGAGCATAAACTAGAAATACGGGCTTCAAGTTTATCCGTAGCATCGGGTCAAATTGCGGAGAGTGCAGGGTATCAGCGCGTTGGCGTTGGGCATGATAAAGATTTAAGTTTCGTCTTGTACAGGAGGGACGCATGAAGAAGGTTGTAAACGGGAAAGAGGTATCGGTAGATGTCGAACTCTTTGAGCTTGCGGAGGCGGGAAAGTTACGGAGAGACCTCGGGGAAAACAGTATAAACGGAGAGGTTTATTCTGGTATCGAGGGACTGGTGTCGGCGGTAACTGCCTATAGAGAGATATACTACTCTTTTCCATATCCGCTCTACGCGATTGAAGAGCCGATTAAGTATGTAGCGATTTCGGAGTGCCTTGTCGGGGTAAACGAAGAGTATTCTGGAAAGATTGCGATAAAGGGAAACAGCCTAGTCATTAAGCTATCGGACGACTGCGGGGTTAAGCTTATCGGAAGCACTTACGATATTGTGAGAGACTTGTCTGGATTTGAGTTTGTTGACGAGTATCTGGACGATTATTCAGAAGATTCGGGGTATGAAGAGTTTCTGTGGTGTGTAAACGAGATTTTAGATGATGGCGACACGACAGACTTTTACGAGGTTTTTTATCCCGAGTTTTATGACGCTTGCGGCGACATAGAGACGCTTCTTCGAGAGTTAAAGACGATGCTGAAATTTCATAAAGTCGGAGCGACTATCGCAATCGAGAAGGGGACGCTTGTGGATGTCGGAACAGACAACATTTATCGCCTAGAGGCGTATGTAAAGGGCATTGAGGAGAGCGGTCTTGTCGAGACAAAGGATTTGGACGGAGAAGTTTATCAGATGAGCGGGGATTTGCCGTTATACTGGGTAAATTTCTACAAGAAGAGTCCGTATCTTGACAGTTTAGGGGATGCTCTCTTGGACGATAGCGAGAATACGCTTTACGGGGAAGAAGAGAAGCTATCTAAAGAAGAGTATGCAGGGCTTGGAAGTGTCTTTAAGCAGATGATAAAGGCAGGGACATACGACAGGTCAGTGACGAGTGTGCAGGCACGAGGAATCGTGCGAGGCGATTTAGTCTATTATGTGCTTGCTGGTAGGCTGTATCAGTGCAAGTTACGGGAGTTTATGGACAGCGAAGAGATAGTGCTTATGGATACAGAGGGATTTGAGTATTTCCCAGACTATCTAAGCATTTATTCTTCGGATAGCGAGTATTTGTATTTACTGATAGAGGGAGAGAATCGTCACGACATTGTACGGCTTTCCTACGAGACAGGCGAGATAGAGCGTTGCAGGACATGGTTTACGGCAGAAGATTTTGATGAGTAAGGGGACAAGATGAGCGAGGGGGAGTTAAAGCAGTATATAGAGAAGTTAAACGGCAGTGAGGGCGTGTGCAGGATAAGCTGTATTAACGCGGCAGATGTAAGGTTGGTTCTTAGGCGCGGGAAGTGCGCGGTGATAATTGAGTTTATTCACAACAAGAATCACGAGCGGCTAGTGATACGGGGAGATTTAGAGACTATCACGCAAGATGAGATAGATAAGCGCATTGCAGAGCTTGAGGAAGAGCTGACGGCATTGCAGAGTATAAACGCAGTGATAAGTAAGCCAAGCGGGAAAGCGATACGGGTCATGCTACGGTGGTCTGACGGGGAAGTGTGCGATGTGTCTGACTGGGACTATGAGAGTGTTGAGATACGGCTAAGTAAGTGGTGCTGTGCGAAAGTTCCCGTTTACTATAAGCACGCAGAGTTTATCCGAGAAGAGAGTCTAGTTAGGTTACTGAAAGACTTTGATAGCTACAACTTTTGCCGTCAGATAGGTGCTAGGCTAACAGGGAAAGACATTTACACAGAGCTATCGCAGAATATGCTTACGGTTTCCGACATAGAAGAGCTTGTAGTAAAGGATAAAGTCGGAAAGAAATATCTAAAGAGTGTAGTATCTTTAAGAGACCTCGGGTATATCGGGATATTCAACTGGGTTATCGACTACGGGAAGCGAGAGGTAGAGGTAACGGTAAAAGGAGATAAGCTATTATCGGTAGCAGACGGGACGCTTTATAGCGATAGTGCGCTTTGTAAGAGCCTTTGCAAGACGATGCAGGGTAGGGTGAAGGAAAGGTTGCTCTGGGTTTAAGGGGGCTTAAAGGCGTTTACGGGTTTAGCGAAGCTAGGCGGCTTGAGAGGGACATGGAATGGCGAAATTTGATGACGACTTAGGGCTTGATGACTTTGGTTTTGGGACAGAGGACAGCCCCGAGGCAGACGATGACATGTTTTCGTTTGGGAGTGACAGCAGTTCCGAGGGCGACAGTGGGTTTTCGCTTGGGGGAGATGATAGCGCTCCGCTAACGATAAACCCCGATAGCCTAGGGACTGGTGGCGGTAACGACTTTGACGAGGACGGCAAGAAGAAGCGAGCGTTTATCCTAGGGGTCGTAGGGGTTATCATTATCCTAGGTGGGCTAATGATAGCAGGAGTGATTACACGAATCAGTAAGAGTAGCGGAAAGCGGGAAACTGCAAGCGTAAAGACGGCGGTAGAGACAGAGGCTAGTACGCGGGTCGAAAAGGAGAGCCGCAAGGTAGAGGAGGGTAGTGACAGAGAGAAGCGCGAGACCAAGGCAGAATCTTCTACGGAAGCCCCTGTAAGGAGAGTATCGCTAACGGATGGCGGTTGGGATGAGATAGAGTTAAGTGAGTTAGCGTTTAGCAATGTAATAAACGGTGATTTTACGGTAACTTCGATTAAAGCCTATGTGAAGGACAGCAAGACAGGGGAGAAAACGGTGAAAGCTGTAGTGACAGGCGGCATAAGTGGTTTATCTGGGACATACGAGCTTGAGATACCGTATAGCAAGGCAGAGAAGTTAGCGGTCGGGGATAGTTTTTCGGTCAAGTATAGGATTGCGAAGCTAAACGACTACACGATAGTAGGAGATGTAAGCTATTAAGCGCTAGAGAGGGGGACAGGAATGGGGTCGCCCTCTTTTAATTTGGTTTTGGGTAGAGAGTAGCGAGGCAGATTTGGTTTTAGGGAATCTCGGTCGAGTCGTGCGGGGAAATTTTAAGGCGAAAGTTTAACAGTCGTTCAGTAAGTCGAGGTCAGTTTGGTTTATCGGAGAAAATTTCTGGGTTTTGCAAAATTTTCGTGGCTATTTGCTTGACTTTATGCGGGCTTATCGCCTATAATTGTCGTATAAGCGGTGAGCAGAGAGCTGTTCATCAATCACATTTCGCATTTGAGAGGAGATATAACTATGGACGCAATCAACAAGTTACAGGCAACTGGCGACAACAGCGCACTTAGCGCATTCGACCCGATTACGGAGGAGACTTCCGCGACTGTCGAAGCAACAGAGGAGCTTGAGGAGACCCCTACTTCTTCTAAGAGTGCTGATAAGGCGGCTTATGCGGTTCTTAAGGCACAGTTTACGAAGCAGTATACGACCGATGAGGCATTCCGTGATGCGATTGACAATCCGCGCAGTGACGACATCGAGTGCGTTGGCGTTATCGCCTATGGTGATAAGGGCGGTATGCAGAACAAGGACAAGGTGAAGAAGGGTGCGGACGGCAAGCATGGCGTTTCCAACACTTCCGATATTGTCGGTTATGTGTTCAAGAATGTCGGTAAGTCTCCGATTACTTACAGAACCTTCAAGAGTACCAAGAACGAGGACGGCTCTTGGAACAGAGACATTGTGAGTACGACCGTACAGCCTGGACAGGAGATGATTCTGCCGAAGTGGGCGGCTACGGAGCTTATGGCTCGTATCGAGTATAGCTTCCGTGGTAAGAACTTCATGATGTCTGCAAAGAACCTTAGCAAGCTCATTGCGGAAAGCACGCCTGTCGGTGACGAGGCTCTGATTACGAGACTTTCCAAGTGGTTTGTCCGTATGAAGAAGGGTACTTTCAGCGTGCAGGACGACAACTACAAGAAGAACATCTCCGTACCTGAAAAGGACGCGGCTACTGGCAAGACGAAGTGGGTTGTTGTCGAGCATGTTGACACTTTCGGCTATCTGAATGACCCGTCTTACAACAAGAAGAGCGGTAGCAGAAAGCGTAACAGCCAGAGACAGAAGGTTTCTAACGAGAGCGCGGCGGCTAACTATCTCCGCGAGCTGATTGCGAAGAGCGCAAGCATCGAGGCTTGACATTAG